TTTGCCGCCTTTTAATTTAGCACGAACAATGAAATCTGGAAAATATCGATGCACCTTCTGATCGATTGGTGATACATAAGGTACATGAAGTTCTTCTGAAGCCCACCAGATCACGTTTGGATTATCATCCAAGTATTTCATCACACGAACCTCCCAAGACGACCTATAGACGATCCTTGACGGGTCGCCATTGTATTTGTTTGGATTTTGAGGTTTAAACAGTCCAGAATAAGGCATAAATAATACTTAGTCAAACTTTTAGGTAAACCATGGCCATATTTTCATTTACAGATATAAATTTCAATAGGGGTGCCAGAAATCTAACTGGCCCCATCAGTTCTCTTTTCAATACTGCCTATAACTACGATATTTTAAAATATCCAATTGATATTGGTAATTACGATAAGGGACACTACATGGTGCTTCATATCAATACACAAAATCGAACTCAGTTTAATTCATCAGGTTTAACAGGTGAAAATCCTAGTATCGTTAATAATTTTATAAATCAGAATAAACCAAATCCTAGTTCCCTAGTTTCTACCATAACTGATACGATTAACACTTTTACAAGTGGTTTAGGAGAACAGGCGCAAAGATTTTCAAATAGCGCAAAACAATTATTTGAAGGTGCTTCTGGTTTGAGTGGAACAAATCGTGTCTTTACTCGAACAATAAAACAAACGAAAGAAACGATTGCACTTTACATGCCAGATACTTTAAACTTCACTTATAGTCAGACATATAGTGATGTTTCTCTTGGTGGTGGTCTTGGTGGTGCTCTTTTGACTGGTGGTGGAACTGCAATTGCTGATTTGATACAAAGTTTGAGAAGTGGGCAAAGTATTGACGAAACATTGAAAAGACTTGGGAATCAAGCACCAGGTTTAGCTGACATTGGTGCTGGTGTTGCGGCCACAGAATTTGGTGGAAGATTTGGTCAAGTTTTTGTTGCCGCAGGACTTGAAAGAGCAATAAATCCTCTTTTAGAATTATTATATACATCACCATCTCTCAGACAGTTTAGATTTGATTTTCTTTTTTATCCGAGAACTGAAAAAGAAGCACAAGAGGTTCAAAAAATATTGAACAAGTTGAGATTTCATCAGGCACCAGAAATTGACAGAAAAACAAATGGATTTTTTCTAGTGCCGCCTTCAGAGTTTGACATTAAGTTTTATTATAATGGTACTGAAAATCCAAACATACCAAAGATTTCTACTTGTGTTTTGGAGACAATTGATGTTGACTACGCACCAAATGGTTTTGCTGCGTATGAGTTACCAAGCGCACTTACACCATCAGAAGGTGGTACTGGTATGCCTGTTGCAATTCGTTTAAGTTTACAATTCAAAGAAACAGAAATTATGACCAAGTCTAATTTTGCTGAAGGTGGCCAAGGTATAGACACTTCAATAAACGATGCTGAAACAGCAAAGTTTAGAAGGCAAGGAAACTAAAATGGCAAGATATTTTAATTATTTTCCAAAGACTTTATACTCACCAACATCAGAAAGTCCAAGTTTAGATGTTGTCACAAATATCATCTCAAGGTTTTCATTTGAGAAAGAGTTTAAAGAAAATCTTGCCGTCTACTATGAATATGATATACAAGAATCTGATACGCCAGAAATCATTGCGTCTAAAATTTATAACTCACCAGAGAGGCATTGGGTCATTCTTTTATTGAATGACATTATTGATCCACAGTATGACTGGCCACTTGATTATAGAACACTCATACGATTTATCGATGACAAGTATACCGTAAATGCAAACACTTCAGCTGGTGAAACAGGCCTTGAGTGGGCCCAGTCTAATATTAAATCTTATTTTAAAGTAAAAACTAAAACTGATTCAAGTTCAAGTGACGTTGAAATAAGAAAAATTGAAATTGATGCAAACACATATGCAAATGTTTTAGAAACAACAACATCATACACACTTCAAAATGGTTCTTCCGTTTCGGTTGCAATTACAAAAGAAACACTAACATATTACACCTACGAACTTGAAGAAAACGAAAACAAAAGAACAATAAAAATATTGCGACCAGAAGTTGTTAATTTTATTGAAGATGAATTGAAAAGAACTTTTGAATGACTTCTTTATCACAGTCTACAGATTTTAAGATAAAAAAACTTTCTATTCGTGTAAGTAATAGAGAGATTGATGTTTCGAACATTTTTCAAGAAGTAAATTTTTTTGAAAATATACTTACGCCATGCATGTCTGGTAACATAGTCATTAAAGATGCGACAGGCTTAGCAAAAAGTTTATTGCTTCAAGGTAATGAATTTCTTCGTGTCGATATTCAAAAGTCTGAAGATAGTGATTTTTTGTCTTTTCAAAAATACTATCGAATTTACAAAATGTCTGATCGAAAGAGTCTAACACCAACTTCTGAAGTTTTCATTTTACATTTTGTCTCTGAAGAATTTTTGTTATCAGAACAGAAAAAGATAAATCGTGTTTTTAATGATTCGTATGATAAGATAGTTAAAAAAATTCTAGTTGATGATTTGAATATTCCAGATCAAGTGGCTTTCAATGGTAACCCTGGTATTTCAGTTTTTGAACCTTCAAAAGGTGTTAATCGAATAGTCGTACCAAATTTGAGTCCGTTTGAATCAATCAATTGGTGCTTAAGAAGATCGATTTCGAATAGTTTTGGGCTACCAGATTTTTTATTTTTTCAGAACCCATTTGGGTATAACTTTGTTTCATTAAACACATTACTTTCTAAAGATAGTCGTTATAAAATTAATTTCAAAGCAAAAAATTTATCGAATGACGATGAATCATTTTCTGATGAGGTTTTAGGTGCGAGAGATTTTAAAGTAATGAAACAATTTAATACAATTGAAAATGTAAAGAAAGGTGTATACGCTTCAAAATTTATTGGTATTGATCCTTTGACAAGACGCTGGGGTAAAATAGAGTATGAAATTAATAACTTTGATGAAAAAAATGGAAATGCCAACAGATTCAATTTATCAAACGGAGATTTGACAAATTCTGATAACAAAACTTTTTCGCAAATGTATGATTCTAAAGTTTCATTGTATGTCAATCAGAAATTAAGACAAAGCTCCACATACATTCAGAGTAATGATAAGTCTACATTTAATCTCACAGATAACGCAAGTGAATACATTCTGCCAAGAAAATATATATTTGGTAACTTTTTACAGAAAATTATAAGAATTGTTCTACCTGGAAATTTTGGTTTGTTTATTGGAGAAAATGTTTTTCTTGACATGCCGCTTCATGCAGCGTTACCGACCGATAAGTCTGAAACTGTTGACGAAACATTAAGTGGTAAATACATGATTACAGCTGTAAGACACATAATTAGATATGATAAACACGAAACAATCATCGATGTTGCAACAGACACTTCAGAGATAAGATATGGTTAAACAAGATTTTATAGGCCTTAATGGTTTTATTTGGTGGGTTGGTGTTGTTGAAACCAGAGATGACCCACTTAAACTTGGTCGATGCCGAGTTCGTATCTTTGGTTGGCATGCTGATGATCTAAGTAAATTACCAACTAAAGAATTGCCATGGGCTCAAGTTCTTTTACCGACAACCGGCTCAAGAACAATTAGCACAATAAGAGAGGGTGATTGGGTTTCTGGTTATTTTCTTGATGGTGAAAATGCCCAAGAACCTGTTGTTGTTGGCATTTTTCCAGGCATTGTTTCCGAACCACCAACAAGAGAGGGCGATAGAACTGTAAAAGTATTTGTGGGTCGTCAGCAGTCTGAAACGAGTCAAACTGCTGTCAGAACGCCTGGAGAAGGTGGCACACCTTATGTTTCACAAGAGAATACTGTAGGTGAGCCGACCGTCCCTAGGATCGCAAGAGGTATCATCACAGGCACGGCAATTGAATATTCAAACAAAAATCGTGATCATGTTTGTGACGTTTCGGATGAAATTAAATTGGCAATAAGACTTGCTCGAATAAAATTTGGTCAAATAGTAGAGGCAATACGAGCTGGAGTTCGTGCTTTGATTGCTGCACTAGGTCTTGAGCCTAGTGGTGAGATTTCAAAATTAGTTTCGATTGCCAAATGGATTTTAAATGAGTTGAAAAAGATTCAAGCAATCATTGCTGAAGTTGCAGATTACGTTGAGGTTGTTCGAATTGTTGCGTTGAAAATTGCTGCTCTGGCACAATACATTGCAAGTTTGCCAGAAAGAATTGCTATTTTCTTGCGAGACTGTTTAAGAAGTGCTCTGACCTCTATCATTTCAGAAATAGGTACACTTTCAATCAGTTCAGGTGTTTCGGCTGATCTTGGTGAATTAACAAGCACTATCTCAGAGATAAGTGGTGTTACAGCGAGTATTACTAATGATGTTGCTGACATTGTTACTGCACCAGCTGATATTGTAAGTGCCTTCACTCAACCAGCAAGTGTCGAAGCTTTAGTTGAGGCCGAGTCAACATTTTTAAGTTTTGTTGAAACAAATACACAAGACGCAAAATCAAACTCAAACAATTTTGCAAATAATTTTGCTTAATGGAATTTTAGATGACTGATACTTATGTAAGACCAGAAGATTTAGGTAAACCATCTGATGACAAAGGATGGTTAGAACCAGAGTCGGCCGCAAATGTCGATGTTCAACCAGAGTATCCATACAATAATATTACGATGACCGAGTCTGGTCATTTTCTTGAAATGGATGATACACCTGGTCGTGAAAGAGTTCGACTACAACATCGTTCAGGTACATTCATGGAAATGCATCCTGATGGCGCAGAGGTTCATAAGATTCTTGGTGATGGATATGAAATTGTTGCAAAAGATAAAAATGTTCTGATTAAAGGTACATGTAATATCACAGTAAATGGTGATGCAATTTTAGACATTAAGGGAAACAAGTTTGAAAAAATTGCTGGTGACTACGAACAATATATTGAAGGTAATTACACGCAAGTTGTAAAAAAGAGTGCAAAAGTTTTATCTGATGAAGACATGACGATTGGTTCAAATTCTAGTTTGTTAGGTAGTTTAAGACTTTCAACTGGTGGTGAAGTTTATGTAACAGCTGATCTTAATGTTGGTGGTGAAATTGTCGCAGATAAAATTGCATCACTCACACGAATTGATGCTGGTACTGGTGTGAATGCTGGACCTTTAGGTTTTGTTACTGTCTTTGGTGGTGTTTCTGTTGGCCTTCCTTTTGCAGCACCAGGTACAGTTACAGCACCAATTGGTAATTTTGGATTGATGACCGCTTTAATTATGACTGATTTTTTAAATGTTGGTTTGCATAACATACATTTTCACATTGCACCTTCAAGTGGTGGTCCAACATCTACTCCAATACCAACAATGTTTTAATGAATTGAGGATATTATGGGAACTATTTTAGGTAGACTAGGGTATAACTTTGAAGATGAAGGTAACACCAGAGTAATAAATTTTTCTGCTGGTGCTACTGAAGCACTTAACAATGCGCCTAGACTTTTGGCTGATTGGCAGTATGAAGATTTAAAAGAAGCAAATGTTGGTGGTTACTATAAAAATCCAGTAGCAAATATCACAAATTCGATCATTACTTTAAGTAATTCAATGGTTGAATTGGCCTGCACTATTTCTTCAGGTGGTTTTACAGATGTAATCGACACAGCAAATAGTGTTGCACTCTTTGTCGCACCACAGTTTAGAGATCACACCTATAGAGTTTCTGGTGTTGTCTCTGTAGCAGACGATGAATTAGCAGAACTTCCTCACTACGATACTGCTATGGCTAGAGGTAGAGCATTGACCTACTTAGCAAACCAGTCCGACAATGTAACAAACTCAGCAGCAATTATGGGAAGTTTCACAAGCATCATAATTGAAGATGATCTTAACGATCTTTACAATATTGCAAACACAGAATATTATATTGTTTTGGCTAGTTTAAGTGATGATGGTATGGGAGGAAATACTTCAAGTTTAAATTCTGGTCAGATTTTAAATGTTAAAAATGCATTTGTCACAATCAATACGACTTTTGAGACTAGAAGAACACATGATGAGAATTTTTATACAAATGCTGGAACTGTTTTAGATGATTTCAATCAAGTTAGAGCTTTCAGTCAATTAGGTGAAACACAGAACAATCTTCTCATAAACTATGTTGGTTCAGATAAATTACTTCAACGCATAGATTCTGCCAACACATAGAATAAATACCCTAATGGCAACCGTTCAAACAAATATCGCTAGAACTTACAGCGATTTAGACCTCAACTTTCAGATTCACCCAGTTCGAAAAGACATAAATCGTCATATTGGTGATCTGGCAGTCATCAATTCTGTCAAAAATCTGATTTTGACAAGTCATTACGAAAGACCATTTCAACCAGACTTGGGTTCAAATATTCGTAGACTTTTGTTTGAAAACATGGATATTGTGACTGCAACAGCAATTGAACGAGAAATTACCCAAACGATAGAGAATTTTGAACCAAGAGTAAGAATAAGTCGAGTAGAAGTTAGAGCAGACTTTGACAACAACGGTTTTAATGTTTATCTTGAATTTTTTGTGCAGAATCGAACTGAACCAATTTCAATACAATTTTTCCTAGAACGAGTAAGATAAATGGCTGAGAACCGATTACAGGTCACCGAACTTGATTTTGATATAATCAAGAATAATTTAAAATCATTTCTTCAACAACAATCACAGTTTCAAGACTATGATTTTGAAGGATCAGGTTTAAGTGTATTGGTTGATCTTCTTGCATACAACACTCACTATAATGCCTACTATTTGAACATGGTGGCCAACGAAGCATTTCTCGATAGTGCTTTGCTTCGTGATTCAGTTGTTTCTCACGCAAAAACTCTTGGTTATACACCCTATTCTGTAACTGCACCAACAGCAACAATTAATGTCACAATGACTAGCACTTCTTCAAATACTGGAGAATTGACATTACCAAAAGGTTATATTTTTCTTTCAAATCAAATTGACAATCGTTCATATGATTTTGTTGTTATGGAAGATACGACTGTTACGAAATCAAATTCCGAATATCTCTTTGAAGACTTGTCAGTAAAACAAGGTGAGCTCATCACTTTTAATTTTACACATAACGAATCTTCAAATCCTAAATCTATTTTTGAAATACCAGATGCGAATGTAGATATTTCAACTGTTACTGTATCTGTTCGACCATCAGCATCAAACACAGATTCAACAACTTATGTTCGTTCTACAGAAATTGTTGATGTTGGTCCTACTTCAGAAATCTTCTTTTTACAAGAGGCTCGAAATCTAAGATACCAACTTTATTTTGGAAATGACATTGTAGGTAAAAAACTACCAGATGGTGCAATCGTTTCTGTTACATATCTTTCAACAAATGGTGAAACTGCAAATAAAGCAAACTTCTTTAGTGCAAGTGGTTCACTCACAGATAGTTTAGGCGAATTGTTTACAGAAATAAATGTGCAAACAGTTTCAAATGCTTCTGGTGGTTCACAAAGAGAATCAATTGACGAAATTAAATATTCTGCACCACTACAATTTGCTACGCAAGATCGATTGGTCACAAAAACTGACTATGAATCTTACATTCGTAGAAATTACCCAAGTGTCGATTCACTTTCTGTTTGGGGTGGTGAAGATGAAGATCCACCAGTTTATGGTAAAGTGTTTGTTTCACTTAAACCAAAAGAAAACTTTTTTATTTCAGAGACAGAAAAACAAAGAATTATTGATGAAATCATAAAACCAAAAGCCATACTTTCAGTTTCTACAGAGATTCGTGATCCAGAGTTCTTGTATATTCTTTTGAATAATACTGTTACATATGATCCAAATAAGATAACAATTACTGAAGCTGCTTTAAGAACACAAATTCGAAATGTAATATTAGGTTATAAAACAACCAATCTTGATAAGTTTGATAGTGTGTTTTCTCTTTCAAAATTTCAAGATGCGATTGATAATGTTAATTTAAAAGCCATTGTGGGTACAGAAACTTTTGTTCGTTTGCAGAAAAGATTTAGACCAACTTTAGGCACAAGATCAAATTACACAATCGATTTTGATACACCACTTATTCGTGGCACACTTACAGATAAACTTGAATCGACTTCTTTCTCAACACCAGATGCTTCAGGTACAACAAGAACTGCATTTATTGAAGAAGTACCGCAATCATTTACTGGTATTTCTTCAATTGAAATTACAAATGCAGGTTATGGATACACTTCAACACCAACCGTAACAATTAGTGGTGATGGTGTTGGTGCAACGGCTACTGCAACAATTGATCAAGGTCGAGTAACATCAATTCAAATTGTCAATCGAGGTTTCGATTATAGTCGAGCAACAGTAACAATTTCTGGTGGCGGTGGTTTTAGTGCAACTGCAACGGCCACGATTGATTCAAGTACCGGCACACTCAGAACAGTTTACTTTGATGCTGATGCAAATCGTCAAGTTATTAATCCAAGTATTGGTCAAATTAACTATGTAACTGGTCGAATCACAATAAGTGACTTAAACATTTCTGCTGTTTCTACAACTGATGGTCTTGTTCGTTTGACTGTTGGTTCTGAAGAAGGTATTATTGAATCTTCAAGAAGCACAATTGTCACAATCGATCAAACAGATCCGGCTTCAATTACAACCGAACTCGTTAAAATCGCAGTATAATGGCAACAGATTTAAGAACCTCTCTACTTGTCAATCGTCAAGTTCCTGAGTTTGTAAGGGAAGAATACCCACTTTTCATTCAGTTTCTTGAAGCGTATTATGAATTTCTTGAAACAGAACAGAACTCTCAAAACAATGACTTAATTGCAAAAGGCAAAGACCTTCGATATGTTTCTGATGTTGATGCATCAATTAGTGAATTTGAACAATATTTTTTAAATACATTTGCATCTCTTATACCACAAGATGCTGTAGTTGACAAAGCTTTCCTCGTTAAAAATGTTTTGCCTCTTTATCTGTCAAGAGGTAGTCAAAAATCATTTGAGTTTCTTTTTCGTCTTCTCTACGGTGAAGAAGTTCAAGTTACTTTTCCAAAAGATAACATTCTTCGTGCATCAGATGGTAAGTACCTAATTGAAAATGTTCTTCGTATTGCCGACAACATCTATACGTTTTATACGGGTGACGGTGAAGAAACTGTTTTTCTTTTGGCGCAACAGGCTGGGCCAGATGAAATTTCTGTGTTTATCGATGATGTAGAGACAACGTCTGGTTTTTATGTAAGAAAAGAAGACAAAAAATTAATCTTTACATCAGCACCAGCTGATGGTGCCGACATAAAAGTTTATTATGATAATTTTGATGAAACACTTTTAAATAATCGTAGAGTAACTGGTTCATCATCTGGTGTTACAGCTCTCATTGAAAGGTCGGTGCCACGTTTAATTGGTGTTCAAACATCGACTGAACTTTACATTAATACAAATACACTTTCTGGTGCTTTTTTAAATGCTGAAGATGTTACGATTGATATTGTCGCAGATGATGGTGTCACACTTATTCATGTTGGATCTTTTACTGTTGCACCACTTAGCATCATTAATGTTGTAGATGGTGGTTCAGGATACAATGTTGGTGACCCAGTTTTAATTTCTGGTGGCCTGCCAGTTATACCAGGTGAAGCGATTGTTGGTACAGTTGAATCTGGTTTTCCTGATTCTGCAAATGTAATATTAGGTGGTGCAGGTTTTCAGCTTGGTGGTATTATTCCCGCATCGAATGTTGATGGTACAATTGTTCTTTCTATTCTTGGTGTTGATAGTTCTGGTGCAAACTCACCAAACTCATATACAATTTTCACAGATGTTATTTCTGACTATCTGACAGTCAATATTTCAGATGCAGATTTTGGTTTTCCTGCGAATGTAATTCCTGCTGGTGAAAACGTAGAAACAAGATTAGCTGATGCACTTTCAAGAGGAACAGTAACAGACATTGGGCCAATTACAAATGTTGGTGTTTTAATTGCAACCGTTTCTTCAAATGGTGCGATCTTTGATGCAGAAGGTGCCAAGATTGAAACTCTTGCGAATACCTTTGTTGATATTAAAACTTTTGGTTCTGTTGGTCGAATTCAAATCAATGATGGTGGTTTAAATTATGAAATTGGTGATGAAATAGTATTTGGTGCCAACCCAGCAGGAACATATGGTGTTGGTGCTGCGGCCGTTGTGACAAATGTAAATTCGTCTGGTACAATTACAAGCACAGAGATTCAACCTTCAAGAATCACAGGAACAGCAAATACAGAATCAAGTAATGTTACAATTGTTGGCAACGGCACTTCTTTTGATACAGAATTAGTTATTGGTGATCGTATTGTTGTAAATTCAGAAGTTCGTTTTGTTAATGCCATTGCTTCAGCAACATCTTTGAATGTCAATGTTGCATTTACGAGAACTTCAACTGAAAGACCTGTTGGATTGTATTTTAAGAATTTACTTGGTGGACAAAATTATGTTCAAGGTAATTTTCCAACACTTACTGTTTCAACGTCATCTGGCTCTGGTGCAAATCTAGAGATCATTGCTTTGATGGGTGATGGCGAGTCAGTCAATTCAAACACCTCAACTGTTGCAGGACGAATCAGTTCAATATCAATTACGAACCCTGGTCGTGGTTATGAGTTTCTTCCTGCAATCGACCTCTCACAATCTGGTGATGGTAATGCAACGGCTGAAGCGCAGATTGAACGATCCTACGTTTCTTTGCCTGGTCGTTGGACTACATCTGATAGTATTCTTTCGTCACTTGAGAGAAGAATTCAAGGTCTTGATTACTATATCGATTTCACTTATCTTACATCGGTGGCTACAGAATTTGCCAAATATAAAGAAGTGGTCAAGGGTCTTCTGCACCCAGCAGGTTACAAGAATTATGCAGAGTATCCAATCACTAAAACATTGGATGTGGGTTCGACAATCAATTCATCTAAGTCTGCAACTGTTTCTGGCCGAGTTGAAATCGTTAATGGGTCTATCACCGTAACAGGTACAGATACACGATTTAATACTGCAAATACACTTGGCATACTTACAATTGGTACACAAATTGTCGTCAATAATGAAATTCGAACTGTGAATGCAATTGCAAACGATACTTCCTTGACTGTTTCTTCTGCATTTACAACAAACGCATCGTCACAGACTGTCATTTTACTCGCATAAATAAAACCTATGGCAACATCTTATACATCTGAAAAACTATCTCTAAACAATGCTGACTTGTTCAAGGACTCGTTTTCTGCGACTTCTCCTGCAATTCAGTATGTTTATATTGGAAATAGTGTTCCTTACGCAAATGAAGCTGCACCAGATGCAATTGTAGAAACGATTGCAACAGAAAAAGATGTATGGGACAATATGTTTGCTGCAAAAAAAGTTACGGCCAACGATATTGAACTGGTCATTCCAAGAGTTTATTGGACTGCAAACACAAAATATCGTCAGTATGATAACACAATTGCACTTACAGATTTAATTTCTGGTAATACTGATCAAAATCTCAAGGCATTCTATGCAGTCACTTCGGATCGAAATGTCTATAAGTGCCTATCAAATGCGGCCGCTTCAAATTCTACAATCGAACCTTCAGGTGATTATACAACATCAAATGGTGTGATTGCAACTGCGGATGGTTATATTTGGAAATACATGTATAACATTCGCCCGGCAAATAAGTTTCTTACGACTGATTGGATGCCAGTACCTCAACGGTCCGCAGTTGCAACCACATTAACAGACTACAATCTTGATGATACGGGTGTAGTAGAAGGCGAATTAACCACAGTTGTCGTTGAAGACGGTGGTTCTGGATATGCTCACAGTAGCGTTACGGTGTCTTCATTTATAGCTGGATGCACAATTCTTACACTTGCAAACACAACAAATGTGGCTGCAAATATGTCTGTCTCAGGTACAGGTGTGCCATCTGGTGCATTCATTTCGACACTTGATACACCAAACAATAAGATTACTCTTTCTTCTGCTGTAACTTCAAACGGTGGTGGTTCAGGAAACAATCTTTCAATTGTCACAAGAATATTCTTTGATGGTGATGGAACAAGTGCAGCTGCAACAGCAACATTAAATAACGATTCAATTTCTGCAATTACACTTTCTACAATTGGTACTGGTTATACAAGAGCCAATGCTTTTGTTTATGGTTCTGGTACTGGCGCAAATACACGATGCATCATTGCACCTAAGTTTGGTCATGCATTTAACTTAGCAAAAGACCTTCTTGGTCGAAATGTCATGGTCACTTCGAGAATCGGCGACATTGATTCGACAGAGGGTGGTTTGATTTCAGTAGATACTTCGTTTAGACAGTTTGGTCTTCTTCGCAATCCCCATAAATACGGTGAAACAAGAAGGGTAAGTAACGCAAATGCAAACTCTGTCATTTCACAGACGACAACATTAACACTTACTTCTGGCACGACTTACACACTTGACGAATATGTTTATCAAGGAAGTTCAGCAAATAATGCAACAGCTTACGGCTACATTCATTCTCAAACAGCCACACAAACAAAAATAACGAGAGTTGTAGGATCATTCTCTGTTGGTGTTGCATTGGTAGGAGCTTCTTCTGGTGTTTCAAGAACAGTTGTGGCTGTTGCAAATCCAGAATTTGAACCATATACAGGCGATATATTATACGCAGAGAATGAGATTAAAACGGACCGAGAAGATGGTCAAGCTGAGAATATTCGATTTGTAATACAATTTTAAAGGTACAAAATGGCACTCAATTTTAATGTAAATCCTTACTACGATGATTTCGATGAAGATAAGAATTTTCATCGAATTTTATTTCGTCCAGGCCGTGCGGTTCAAGCAAGAGAGCTGACGCAAGCACAAACAATACTACAAAATCAAATTGATCGTTTTGGTTCACACATCTTTAAAGAAGGTTCAAAAGTTACTGGTGCCGAAACTTTTGACGAAATTGGATATTCTGTAAAATTACAACCAACATTTGATGGAAATGCAATTGATATTAGTAGTTACTCAAATTATTATGTTAGAGCAAACACATCAAATAATGTATATCAAGTTAAACAAGTAGCTGTAGCAGATGATGTTGATCCTGATACTTTGTTTCTTTCTTTCATCAAAAACATTGGCGTTACTTCAGGTTCTATTGGTCGAGTTTTTGGTGCTAACACATCAAACGCTTCAATTTCAAATTCAGAAAATCTTATCGTATATTCAACGCCAGATTTGTCTGATTCAAATATTATTGCTACAGTTATCACCACAGATGAATATCCTACATTTAGAACAAGACTTTACTCAGTAGCTAACGGTGTGTTTTTTACGAATGGTCTTTTTGTTCGTAATGACTCACAGACTGTTGTTGCATCAAAATATACCGAATTTGCAAACGTAAGTGTTGGTTTTGATGTAAATGAAACATTGATCGATTCTGGTGATGACACTTCACTTCTTGATCCGGCTGTTGGTGCATCAAACTATTTTGCTCCTGGCGCAGACCGTTACAAAGTTTCTTTAACACTCACAACAAAAGAATTGATTGATGATTCTATTCCAGATTTAACTACAGAAAAATACATTGAAGTCGCAAGATATAGAAATGGTAATTTAGTAAAAGATACTCGAGCAGCCAATTATGCTGATCTTTTAGAAACTCTTGCGAGAAGAACTTTTGATGAATCAGGTAATTATAGAGTTGATGGCCTTGATCCAAGAATTAAACCAGAAGGATTTTCTGGTGCCAATTCACAATTCGCACTTCAAGTAAGTCCAGGAAAAGCTTATGTTTTTGGATTTGAAAATGAATTAATTTCACGGCGAGAACTTGCGATAAACAAAGCGAGAGATTTCGAATCTGTTGAGGGATATGATGTACCAACTTATTATGGCAATTACTTCTTTGTAACAAATGCAAATGGTGCCGTATTTAATTTTTCAACGGCAGAAAAACTTGAATTGCACAGTAGTAATACAGCTATTTCCGCAAACACAAAACTTGGCGAAGTGTATGCGAGAAATCTTGAGTATGTGAGTGGTAATGGTGATTCTGCTGTCTATAAATTATCTTTGTTTGATGTAAAACAAACAAGTAACAATCCAATTAAACTGACGAAAACAATCATCAATGGCAATGCAGCAACATACACAGCAAATGTAAACATTGCTTCGGATTCTGTTTTCACAAGAACAACAACAGGTACAGTTTCAAATACATCTAATATCATAACCATTTCTACTTTAACTGGTATTACAAATGGTATGGAAATTTTTGGGCCTAATGTTCCTGTTGGAACTTTTATCACTTCAATTGATGGTTCTCAAGTAACAATGAGTAATGCAGCAGTTGGTAATAATAGTTCTGAAATATATTTGTTTAGAGAATCATTTTTAACAGATCGAACATATGATTGTTCCGTTTTTGAAGCTTCGTATGATGTAATTAAACAATTTAGTAATGTTGATTATGATGCAAAAAGAGTATTTAAATCTGTATCATTTACGGCTGGTGTTGCATCTATTCAAACAAATGATGGTACAGAAAGATTTAATCCTATTGATGGTGCAAACTTACAGAGAAACTATGCAATCTGTATTCGAACCGGTGGTACAGGATCGTTTCCTAACTTCACATGGGTCGATTTAAGTGCTGGTTCTTATCTGGCCATACCAACACCATCAGTTGGTTCTCCTGCAACACT